TTGCTGATATATTCTTGTGTCCATACAAATTGAGCATCGGACATATCAGGATTACGAAAATAGGGGTCAACTAGAAATGAGTTGTATTCCCAAACCTTCAGTTTCATCTGACCTTGCGCCTGATCATCTCCAGTGAAATCCAAATAGGGCTGTAGCAAAACCATCCCAGACACTGCCGCAAGTTCACATGCCTTTGAAAACTGCTCATGAATCCCCTCTGTATTGCATACGTGGGTTATTAATTTAGTATATTGATCTGTTGTTTGTGGATCTGCACCTTCAGAAGCCTCGTACATGATTCCTTTACGATGCTGTCTTTGATACCCGGTTATCATATTGACAGGCTGTTGTACAAGGTTAAAGTAATACTGTTGATATGAAGAGGTCGGGGAGAAGTTAAAATACCGGTTCACAAAAGTTTGTGAGCCGGCATAGAACAATGTGTCGATGTTCAAAATTTCTGTTACTTTTTATGACCTATTTCTAGGCGGGGAAACCTCTTCGGATCTCCCTCAACGGCTTTCGTCCGTTGTTCAGACTGTTGCTTACCTATTGGTCCCTCTCACTCAGTCGTTCACGGTGGCTAATGCCTTCCGCCTCGTCACCATAGCTTTCGCCTTAGGCTTCCGAGTCAATCAGAGAGGGTTTAACCAGACCAACCTTAGCCTGGTTCCAGCGACTTTGTTCAATGGGCTGGAATTTCGAATAAAGATTATCTAACCATTGTCTTATATTTCCACTTGACGGTTCTAAAGCGTTATTCCAAGGGGGAAAATAGAATGCCGTATAAACCTCCACTCTTCAATTATAATTATAACGTTACTTTATATCCGTATTGTTTTAAAAATTCAATATAATATTTAATTCTATCTTCTACTCTTTGCCCAGAAGGCTGGCCTTTGTTCCATAATTCAAGATTTTCAATCCTATTGTCATCCCGAATTCCATTTTTATGATGAATAATTTCTCCCTTAACGAGTTTTCTTCCAAGAACTTGTTCCATTACAAGAACATGTTCATATGTTCTTCGTATGTATTTTCCTGTTTCAGGACAAACCTGTATAATTATTTTGTATCCCTTCAGGTTGTATCCTTCTTTTTTAGGTCCATTAAAAAATACATGTTCTTCTTTAAGCCCTTTTAACAGCCTTCTATTTTTTGCAATTTTTGAATAAACTTTAGACATCGCATTATTAAATTTTTCAGATCTGTTATTCTTATAATGATTATATTGACATTTGGAACATCTTGGTAATGTTTGATTTTTTGTGGTAAATTGCTTTTTGCAATCGATACAAATACAACATACACGACAATTGGAACATCTTTTAGAACCAGAAGGAGCGCCTATCAAACTTTTATTGCACGTTTCACAATATCTCTCTTTTTTAACATAGGTTCTTAAATGATAATCTTTGAAATAACATTTTTTACAAATTCCAAGTTTTCCTCGAGCATTTTCTTGATTACACATTCCACAAATTTTCATGTTGTAAATATATCATACACAACAATATATGCATACATACCATTCACAATGGAAGAAAAGTTGCACCTTTTTTCCAAACCATAATAAGCTACGTATTTTATACGCGAAATATACGTACACGCAACATATACGAAAATTCAACGTAGGATACACATATGATAACAGTGGTCGGCGGCATTAAGGGAGGTGGTGGAAAGACAACTATTGCTACTAATCTTTGCGTCATGCGCACTGAAGAGGGCAAACGCGTTCTATTAGTCGACGCTGATGATCAAAGAACTGCCTCAGACTGGGCCTCACAACGTCATGCATTAGGCATTAATACCGACTGGGTAACAATTCAATTGTACGGAAAAAGCGTACACTCGGAAATCAGAAAGATGATGTCCAACTTTGACGACATTATTATCGATGTTGGTGGACGTGATACTACAAGTCAAAGAGCTGCTCTAAGCATCGCTCACAAATGTCTGATTCCCTTCAAACCAAAATCATTCGATATGTGGACACTTGGATCAGTGAAAACATTGATTTCTGAAGCCAAAGCCTTCAATCCGGATCTAAAGGCATATGCGGTCATTAATCAAGCAGACTACAGAGGCACAGATAACGAAGATGCTTTGGAAATGCTGAAAGAAAGCTCAGACTTTTTTTGCATTCCAATACCTATCGGGCACAGGAAGTCGTTTGCTAATGCTGCCGCAGAAGGATTAGGTGTCGTTGAACTGAAACGTCCTGATGCTAAGGCTGTCGAAGAAATGAAAGATCTTTACATGCACGTATTTCATACGTAAAATGCACGTAGAATATACGTGCTTTAAACACAAAATATACATATTTTACACGCAAGGTATACATGGTCATTAAAAAACTAGAAAAGACACAAACCATAGAACAGTTCATCGAAAAAGGTGGCATAGTTGCTTCTGAAAATGCAAACTCAAAAGAACATGAATGGACGAACTTTACCATTCGGATCAGAAAAGACCTTTCTAAGAAAATTGATGATGTAATTGAAAATAGAATAGGGATTTCTAAGACTGCGTGGATATTAGAAGCTATTCAGGATAAGCTCAGCGCCAAATTGTAAGCGCAAATACCAATTTGGTAGATATTGGTAGGAAATTGGTACTTACCTCATAAACCGCTGTTGCATATAGTTTTGTTGTAATTTCTGATGTGATTGATAGTCATAGGAAGCAATTTTGTGAGTAAAGCAGGCGTATCTTAACCCGTCGACCGCATGGTCGTTCTGTTTCAATGGCTTATCTTCTCCCTTTGCCGATGCTTTCGGGTCCCAAACATACGATTCAATCTCACGAATCATGTTATCACATCCCTCACAGATGAAAAGATTGCCCTTTTGCATCTCAGAAGCCATGAACGTGATTCCATTTGTCACATCATTATCTGCGTCTATTACAGTCATTCCTCTCTTCCTAAGCTCTAATTTAAATGCAGCTGCGCTCGGATCAACATAAACTGCTTTAACCCCATACGGCTCTAGAAATGCAGCAACATCATCCGCATACTCACTATTCGTTTTCTGACGCCCCTTTTTCCTTGAATCCCATACATATTCCTTCTCTACCCACCTGCATATACCCATTTGCGTAGTACGTCCTGTATTGATCCCTACAAGAACACAGGCAAAATTATTCACAGTACCATAGTCAATGCCGGCAATCCAATATTCAGCCGCTCGTGGAGGGCGAGCAACTACATGTACATTTCTATCGAAGAAATCAAAAATAGCACCTTCTGCTAGGCACCACAATCCTAAATAGTTACGTTTATAAAACACGCCAGACAAGCTATGTTTGATTCGCTGTTTGTAATCGTCGTCCAAGTAGGGGTTATCTTCCAGAGAATAATGAAGAGCATAATAGTTCTTGTCTCCTGATTCTGCTTTATCTATCCATTGTTTGATCTTGTGCGTAGGATGGGCGGGATTCATCGAAGCAAATCCCATGCTATGGGGATTAGAAAGACGCGTATCGATCATGTCTACGATGGATTCCGGGTATAGAGTCATCTCATCACAATAAGCTAGGGACATTGTCTTGCCCTGAAACTGCCCAATCGCGCCTTCATCTTTAGCTCCTAGAGTAGAGATAGTCTTATCAAGGAACTTAAGTTGTCTTTTGCCAGCAAACCACGTACAAAATGGTCTAAAAAGAGCTAATTGGTCGCTTTCTAAGAGCAATCTGATGGCGTTTTGATAGATGGTATCTGCTGTATGCCCAATCATCCATATTTGTGAGTCTGGACAATCGTAAACCGCTTGCATGAAACGAAAAAGAGTACCTATAGTTTTGCCCGATCGGACCGAACCATGTGCAAGATTCCAATGTCTAGTGCTATTGACTACGAATTCTAGCTGTTTTTGGGAAAGTGGTGGATTCATAAGATGATGTTATAGATAATTCTGCAAAAATAATAAACGCAAAAACTTACGATGGTTCGGCCATGAGCAAAGAAGATATGAGCATATCCAACTACGATCTTGTCATCTACCCTTCTAAAGGATATTCCTTTTCTGAATGTGCTAGCTGTTCAAATGCCTACTTATATGACGGTTCCTCTAATTTGTGTTTGTTTTGTACAATTACTGGGATTGACTGCGAGAATAACCTATCAAAATGATTATCAATTTGATAGTCAGAATTAACGGAGAGTGGTTTGTAAATGGGTAAAGAAAAATTAGTGCGTGATCCTGTAAACACATTCATAGATCGTGATGAGCTTCACGAGGCCTATAAGAAAAAACTAAGAGGAATATTAATCCATTTCGCATTGGCTCTTGAGGAATTTGAAAAAGATGCTTCAACAGACAGGTCAACTACCTTGTATGAGTTTGTGGATGCCTACATTGAATATACCATACAAAAAGAGGGATAATGTCAGGTGAATGCGTATAACTTGGTATAACTGCGCACATCATACCAATCATAAAATCTACCTTATGCATTTCTGATAGAGCGCTTTATCTATTTTTAAGTTTGCATAAATCCTTGTAACAGGATATATCTATCTATGTTGTTAAATTTACATTAAGGAGAATGTATGTCAGTGTTAGCAGAAATGTGGGAAAATGATAATAAACCTTATAATCCAGGAGGATGGTTTTGCTGCCGTACTTATGAAACTTTAGATAACCCTATACTTTCGGAAGTTACGCAAATAATAAATCACCCGACTCACGGTGAAAGACGTTCAACCTTTCATCAATATACAGTTAATCCGAGGGAGATCAGGCAGAGAAATCAAGATAAAGATACTTGCAAGTTGTTTGCTGCAGTAATGCTTCTAATAGCCGCCGTTGCTATCACGTGGTGCGCATTGTACTTAAATAAATACTATAAAATAGTAAGGAAATAGTTTATGGCAGCGGTATCAGATCGACAAATAGAACCAAGATATAGAGAAATTAACACACCTCCAGATCATAGTGGGGCGATTTTCGGAAAACAAATTCGTCCCTTGGAATTAGAAGATTACTGTGATCGATTTGGAATAGTCTACGCATCCACCTTTTCAGGTTTTTGTGTTGGCAGTAGTATGGGAGGCCTTGCTTGCGGCGCTGGAGCGGTCCCGGGAGCCATTATTGGAGCAACAGTCGGATTTATGTCTAGCGTTGCGGCATGCAGGCGAGATGATAATAATAGATACAAGGCATATAGGAAGAGACTGTCCGAACAAGGACGATTGATATTAAAGGAATGTTTGCAAAAAAAAATAGGGGCTGATGAATTGTGCGCAATTACTCGAGAAGTTGCAAGTTTACCTGTGCAGATCAGGGGAGAAGAACAGATATATGAAGCAGAAGCTCTCAAGAACTGGATAAGAAGGAGCGGAAAAAGCTTTATGAGTGGAAGACCCTGCACTTTGAAAGATATCATCATTTCATACGATCAATTGGCACGAAACATATATGCATGCGATGCTCTTTTAACTGATCCAGTAGAAAAGGCTCAATTAAGCGACTTTCAAATAAAGGGGGTTTGTATTTTAAGAGAGCAAACTTTGGAGTTTGCGAAGAATGTATACAACAGAAATTTAAATTTATTAAATCAAAACAGAAAACAAGGAAAGATTACACAACAAGAGTTTGAAGAGGAAACTGCCAAATTAGACGCATTTGCCAATCCTTTGATTGGCGATGCTGCGCTTGCAATGCGTCATTAAGAAAAAAGCCCCGATCCATCAGGAAAGGGGCTCCCCACTTAGGCATCCTGCCACAGCGGTATTACAAATCGACGTCGAGAAAAATACCTGATATCTTTATAAATGTCTTCAAAAAAGGATTTCATAGGAGATATTCATGGTTCATCGAGCAAAATGTAAACTCTGTTCCTCTATCATTCAAAGCAAACAGATACATGATCTAGTAGTATGTGAATGCGGAGAGATTTCAGTTGATGGAGGGTTCGATTATTTCCATGCTTCTGTTAAGAGTGATACAAATAATTTACTTATAGTAGACGATGAGGGCAATGAGATCGTGCCTACACGTACGAAAGAGGAAACAATAATGGAGGTGTCTGGTGAGACAAAAAAGCCTTCTAAAAAGGATCTGATGGACATGCTTGATAGTATGCGTCAAAATATCGAAGCAATGCCTCCAGCGGCTCTTTACTCCCCTATTACTCATGCTGATTTCTGTTCGTTGATGATGCTGCTCTCTGAACTTTTTCGGTCTGATTGTAGGCTTGAAAGCTGAGTCATTACTGCATCGAATGGCTTAAGTGCTTCTTGTGAGATTGTGATCTCAGATGCGGTTTCTTTTTGATTCAGTCTTTGCTTACCTAGCCAAATAAGCATCGTATTGTCGCCTTTCTTGCTTTTCCCTATAGCCTTGCGGTATTGTGCTTCGCGTATGTATGCTTCTCCTCTTGCCTTCTTCTTTGCTGAATACTCGGAGAAACCGATCCCGAACTCATTTTGCACTTTATCGTAAAAAGTTTCTGGATTTATTCCTAAAGCTGATGCAATTTCTGTTCCTAAGCATCCGGCTTCCAATAATTCATCGACTCTTTCCCAATTTACTGGTACAGGGATTCTACTCATGCTCTCCCCTCATCATTTGATTGGAAGAAATGGAAATATTTTTATTTATCATTACAACACCATTGTTGCTCTAACCTTTACATCTTCTGGAGTGCCGTTGAATTCTTCTAATACTTCATGAAGACATCGGTCGATGTTAGGGTCATGTACGTCCATAGTTACAGGCTCATATATTAAAAAGTTTTTTGTTAACTTCTTATCTGAATCTTTGACCATTATATTTAATTCTATGGACATAGTTGCTCTTGTATTGCTTTTTGTAAATGTATTTTTATGTATGCAGTGATTTTATTGAAATCCCCTGCCGCCTTGCTGGTGAGTAGATCGCTATCTTGTAGAATAGAATAAGCAGCATTAATGCATTCGATGGCAAAATCTAATCTAGCGGCAAGCAGGGAGGCATCTTCTCTGGGCATTTTTCTTTCTTCAATAATTGGTATAAGCTCTGAATTTGTATTTCTTGTGTTTCTTTTATTAGGTTGATTGAGTTTTTAATATCGTATATTAGGTCAATTATTTCTTTAACTTCTTCTTCTTTCATAAATTTTTGGTCGTATTAGTTGCTGAGTTGAATATTATATTAAATTTTAAATTACAACTAAAACATCTAATCGCTTTTGGTGAATATATTTTTTTACATATGGGACATTTCCATCCTTTTTGTATTTGTGGGACAGTCTTGTAATGGTCTGATAAATTTGTAAATACTTTATTTTCTGTTATTTGCATAAAAAATCAAACCTGTTAAAAATACTCCGCCACAAATCATTGAAATTGCACTGTACCAATTCATTTCTCCCATTAAAATGGTATCTCCTCTAAAGGCATTCCTAATTCCATGCCAATTTGTTGTTCTGTGCCTATGCCTCTTTCTTTACAAAATGCAATTACTTTCTCATGAAGACACTCTAACAGCTTTGCGTTATGGATATCCGTTTCGAATTGGTAGTATTTAGTGTAATTCGTAAACCCATCTTTTTCTCTTTGAAAGGAAGGATAGTTAAACCATTTCTTGTCGCCGCTCTGAAGATGAGCAATTCTTCTCAAAATAAGTACTGTTGGTTTGAGTATGGGAATTTTTATATCCACATGGCCTATCGTTTTGTTCTTGCTGGATGTTTCGTAATGTATTACTTCTACCATTGATTATCATCTTCCTTACTTCTTCTGAATTTAAATAGTTCTCGCATTGATTCGTGAGTTCTTTAGAGAGTTGTATAAAAAAATTGATTTCGGATTCATCTTTAATGCCTCGCTGATCTAAAATATCTAAGTACTCAAGAAGTACCAAGTATTTATCCTTAACGTGGCCATATATGCTCCTACTCACTTCTTTGCTTTTAATTTTTTTAATGTTTCTGCTAGTCGTGCTCGCTTGGCTGTCAAAGGATTCTTAGACTTCTCTGCTTTCTTAAGCTTTTCCTCTGGGATCTTCTCCCCTTCTTTTACCTTCAAAGTTTTATGTAATGAGCCAGGTTTTTGAATTGCTTCACTTATCCAATTCTTTTTTTTCTCTTCCATATTTCCTCAATAGTTCTGCTTTTCTTCCAATAGCTTTATCTTTGCACATAACTGCTGCATCTCTGCTTTCATATCCAATAACTTCCAATGATATGTGTTAGCTGTTGATTCCATTTTCGCAAGCTTATCATGAAAGTCATGAGACATATCCTTATCACTCATTCTTAACTCGCACTTATCATCTTTTGTATTAAGAGTTAAAATCAAAAGCCAAGTAATAATAAATAATAATGTTATAATTAAACTAAGTGCAATCATTGTTTTCTCTATTTTGGAATCATTGAAATATTTGGAGAAATATTAGGATTAACGTTTGGAGAGGTAGTCTCATCAACCATATCTGAGGCTTGTCCTTCGGTATGATTCATGACTATGCTGAAGTTGCAACTCACCAAGATTATTGTAGGAAGGATCAGGTAAAGAACTTTCTGATTCACTATTTCTTACCTTTTTTCATGCTCTTGCATTCATCGATTTCTTTATCGATTTTCTTATCCATTTTCATTAATTTTGAGATGTCCTTTTTGGCTTTTTTCTTATCACCTTTTTCCATATCTTTCTTTACTTTCTTGATCTGTTTATCCATAAATCTGTTAGTTTCCATTCTATTTAGTCACGGAAACATTATAAACAAAAAATATTAATAGAAACAATATTTAAATATTTATTTTTTCTCTTTTTTTTGCTTCACTTATGGCAATTGCAATCGCTTGTTTTCTGCTCCCTACTTTAGGTCCTTTTTTGGAGCCACTGTGAAGTTTCCCTTCCTTAAACTCTTTCATTACCTTTTCAACTTTATCTTTCTTTTTCATAAAACCTCCTAATGTAAATATAATTTGAACATGCATATAAATAAACCAATTAAAGAAAAGATACATATGATTAAATCTCTTTTAACTTCACTTACTTTCCAAATTTGTTTTTCTTTGTGAGATAATTGCTTCATATAACGAACTCCATTGATTTTTATAAAAAATTTCCGATTTCAGAATAATTAATTCTTCATTCGGATAATACTTCCTAAATCGTTTTATTTTGGTATTACTTTTTTTATCCATGTATCCTTTTACTTCCAACCAGTAATGCGTGCCATCCAATCGTGTTATTTTGAAGTCAGGTTTGTAACTTCGTACTCCCCTTTTGATTTCAAGAAACCAGAACGTTTCTGGCTCATAATCCCAGGAATTGATTTTAAGCCCATCCTGGAGCGCTTGTAGGTGGTTGGCTACCTTTACCTCAATCTGTGATCGAAAATAGATTCTTCGACCTCCTACGCATTCCCAGGCCTGTTTTGATTTAGGAATTGGGATGCATTTAGGCTTCAGAACAATTGGTGGCCTCATATCACCTCAATATCGATGTTTCTTTTCACAATCTCTTTCAAGAATTTTTCTTGAAAATTTTTATCATCGTATTTTAAGTGCGTACATGTTGGACCGTTAATGAATTCAACATAATCATGCCCTAGAACGACATCATGAAGCTTGAATTTGTTTAGTCTTTTTGAAATTTCTTCATTTCTTTTGGGATCATTTCTAGTCGCATCCCATTTTTGTTTTTCGGAGGATGCATTAACAACCCACCTCAATATGGACCGATAGTCACTTTTCTTCCATTTTGATCGTGGAGTATCTTGCTTCCATTCGCTAAGGATTGAATAAAATTTAACAACTGCTTCATTTCCATAACGTTTGACCAGGCTGGTATGTTCTTCTTTGGACAAATGAACATGCTTAGCCTTCTCCTCTTTTCCCTGAACACTTGATTTTTCTTTGTTTTTTAATTTAAAATCTCTTGAATTGTTTGATTTTTTATTATTTTCTTCTATGTTAGTTACTTTAATTTCATCATTATTATTCCGATAATTTACCTTATGTTGTAGTTTTTCTTGTTGAGAGGACCTATTTCCTGTCAAATCAAGGCTTTTTGAAGTGTTGATCGTTTTCTCATTTTCACCTGAAAAAAAAGAGAAAGCGGGCGCGGGAGGCGGAAACGCCTCCTCTCTCTTTTGTATGTTATCTTTTGTATATATTATCTTTTGTGGGTGTACTGAGTACACTACCCCGTGGTGTACTGAGTTCACTACCGGTAGGGAACTGAGTTCACTACGTCTACCCACAGAGAGCATTTCATCGTTTACTTCACATTCCGTATTAATCTCATAAATATTGGGTGCATCATCACCCCATTCAGTCTTTGACTTGATCTTAATAATCAGGGTTTTTGCAATAAGTGAATCCAACATTTTGGTTATTCCTTTTCTGGACAATCCCGTCATTTCTTCAATTTGTCTTAAAGAAATTGTGTCGCTTTTCTTTCTCCATCCATAAGTTTTTCTTGCAATAGCAATTAGGACCTTGAATTCACCATCTGTAAGACGAGGCATCCAATAATCGATAATAATGTTGGGAAGTTGAGTACTGTTAGGAATGAAAAGATTATTCATTATTACCTCCCTGGTTCCCCATTCTGTTTAAAAACTTTTCTTCACTTTCGAAAGCATACCAATTCACTCTTTCAAACTTTTGTGCATTAAACTTTCCTTTCCGGAGGATGCCAAGTTCCACTGCTTTATTGATGATGTTTAAGACCTTTCCTTTAGACCAATATGGAAAGGTTTCTGCTATTGCTTCCAAAGACTCGCATAACCAAGTCCTATCTAATAAAAAGTTACATCCTTGTTGTTTATTCTCTTTAATGGATCTCTGGAAATATCCAATAAGTATTGCTAGTTCGATACTGTTGTAGTCAGTCGCGATATGTATATCGAAGGAGTGCTCATCCATTGTTGCCCCCTAAAATAAAAAGTGATTTTTTAAATTCAGGAGTTGTCGAGAAGTATTCACTTGGGTTTAAATCTATATTAGTGGATAATTTTTGGTTCCAAAGTTGGTACAAACCTTTGTTTGTACTGCTTTTAGGCTGTCGGTTCAGCCTGGGAGACGAGTTACAGCTTGTCTCCCTTCTTTTTTTTAGGGATTTTTTTAATAAAATAATCATTTTCAGTTCTCTCTTTAATCGTTTCTGTTTACATATATTCACTAAGCACGCAAAATGTTTGCATTTCTGAAATAAAAAAGGGTTTTTACTTCAGAAAAAAGCTTTGTTACCTTATATTAAGGCTATAAAGCTTCTAATGGCAAAAAAAGGGCGGTGTTGTTGGGAATCTCTTCCCCACCTCTTTTTTCATTTAGAAAAGTCCTTGTCTGTTGAATTCTCAGGCTCCGCAGACAAGGACTAGGTTTGACACATTAGCCCGCATTACGCGGGCTAATGTATTTCTATTTTTACCATGAAATGGTTTCTCCACAATCGTTTTTTAATTTTACATATATAATTAAGATTCCTTTTAGTCTTTATTAACTTCTTTTAAAGACATTAATTCATCCACAGTAACTTCCCCATTTGTCGCTTCTTCTATAAGTCTAGCGAGTTTTTTCCCGGGTTTTTTTTTGCCATTTATGATCTCTCCTATGTAAGAGTGATCATACCTAACAAGCTTAGCAAAATCTTTGTTGGTAATTCGTTTTCTAAAAAGATACTCGCGCAAGTCCATTCCACTGTTCTCCGTTCGATTCCATATATTAATATTTATCAAGATTTCGAGAAAGTTCTAATTTTCTAGTTGATCTAAAAAGTCAGAACGTTATATATTTCCAGACATCGAAAGTCTCCCTGTCATCGTATTAAAGCATCAGGTTGTAGCATCGAAAAACTTAAAAGGAGATATATGCAAGATCAGTTAGAAAATAA